TCATTTGAAGACGTAAATTATCATTCAGAAAATAGTCATTTAGGTATGGCAATCGATGCTATTGAAGATGGAGATAAATCAGAAGCTTTAGATCATATTAGGAACTTTAAAAAAGAAGTTAAAAAGACTTTAGTAGGTATTAATGAAGGATCTAATCCTAATAGAAGAGAGTTAGAAGAAGCTGAAGTAGTAGTAACTGAAAGAGTTGGTGGTTTACAAGAATTTATTTCATTAATAGAAGATAGAGCAGATGAAACTGGATTCGAACCAAGAGAAGAAGCTGCAGAAGTAATTGAAGCATTAGCAGATCATTATAAACTAAATCTTAAGATGATTCAAAATTATATTGATTCTGACGATCCAGTTAATCCATTTGCAGATGAAGTAAATGAAGAACCTAATGAAGGTAATAAGTTTGAGGCTGAAAGATTAAAAGCAATAGAAGCAGGAGAAGATCATTTTGAAGTAGATGGGAAAAAATTTCCTGTAAAAGGAGTTGGAGCAGATGATAAGAAAAGAGCTGCTATGGCTAAAGAAAGTATCAAAGCTATAATAACTAAGGTACTTGAAGAAGGAACTATTAATGAAGCAGCTACACAAGAGTTAGCTAAAATGGCTGACAGTTATGCTGGATTCGAAGGAATGAAAGCAGTTGTAATGTCTTTACAGGATATAGTAACTGACATTGAAAGATATTACGATACTACAAGAGGTAAGATTCAAAAAGCATTTGACTCTATGGGAGAGGTAAGAAATGAAGAAGGACTTAAAGTCGGCGGTTTCTTATCACCAGCAGTTGAATCAGCTTTTAATAAAGATTTAAGACCTGTAGTTAAGCAAGGTTTTACAAAAGGTTTAGATCAACCTAAAGTAAAAGTGCTTACTCAGGCAGATTTAGATGCAGCTAGAATGGGAGGACCAGTAGCTGAAGCAGAACCAAAACAAACTGTTTACTCCCCAGTAAACGAAAAAAAGAAATAATATGTTTAAAGATAAAGAATTAAGAGGATATATAGGTGCCGCTACAGTATTTTTACTTGTAATGGGACTTTTGCTATTTTTA